CGGCCCCACCAGTTTAGTCGGTGTCGGTCATGGCGACGGTGGTGCCGTCAGTGACATCGACAACGCCAGAGCTGTTCGATGCGACCATCACGATGGACATGGTCGGCGTAGCCGAATCATGAACAAAGATGACATCGCCTACCGCCAGGGTGTCAGACAGGTCGTTGAAATACCCGCTGGTGTTCACCGTCGCGATAGCGTCAGCCGAGGTGTAGGTGTACATGCTCGGAGCATTGCCGGACTTGGCGGCACCGATCACGTTAAAGCCTGCTGCTGCATAAGCCATTGATCAGTCTCCTCTCTACTCAGTCGCCGAGATCTTCACGATACCATCGTCATCGATGGCAACGGCTCCCGCCGAGAACATCGAAGACACAAGGAACGAGGTCTTCTCAGCAACATAGTTGATCTCACTCCGCTGGTTCATGCTGATGCCCAGGCCGACTGCGTCGCGATGGAACGCGAAGCAAGTGCGGGTCGATGGGAGCGGCAGGCCACCCTCATCACGGTCACCCAGGGTGATGAACTTGAAGCCGAGGTACGTGTCCAGCTGGCCCGTAGAAAGAGCCTTGACCGTGGCAAAATCGCTCGATGTCAGCTCAGTCTCGTCGAGAAGCGCGGACAGACCATTTGCATGGATAAGCATGCAACGGCCCTCTGCCGGCACGTTCTTGGTGTCCAGAGCCTTCTTAGCTGCAAGCAGCTTGGCAAGGTTCATATTGGTGCCTGCACCGCCAACCGAGGTTGCAACGGTAGAAGGCGACGACGCAGCGTTCAGCGCATCAATGACGAGCTGATCCATGCGGCGACCAATAGCGCCACCCACGACCTGCACCAGCTCCTGGCGCTCGTCGAAGTTGACTTTGGACTGCTGGAAGATATCCGAATACTCGGCAGCGATGTAGTCGGACATCGTGGCGGTGACCTGCGAATAGGTCACGTTCAGCGGTGTCACATCGGTCTGCGGTACGCGAACAGTTGCGGTGCCTTTCCCGATCTTCGGGAACTTCACCTGGTTGCCTTCGACGTTTGTCCGCTCACGAGTTACGCCGGCAAGAGCGCGTGCGCCCTGATATGCCTGCTTCACCTCGGCATCGAACAGTTGTACGAAAGCGGAAGAAATGCCTACAGCCATTTCTCACTCCTATACAAAAGTTAACACTGATTGCGCCTAGCAGGTGTCCTTTCGGGCTGCGGCTTGGGCATAAACGCTACGCCCCCAAGCGGGTCTGACAGGTCGAAGACGATTGTCTGTCACGCGAATTATATGAAAAAAAGCGGGAGCTGTAAACGCCCCCGCTTCTTCATCACATTGGTGTGTAGTCTTCAGTGCCGTAAACTTGTTCGAAAGCCTTCTCGACCTTCGCGCGGAACGCTGGGTCACTCTTGTACTCAGGCTTGCCGACCATAGCCAGCAGCTCCTCTTTCGATGGCGCGCCCTCTACCGGCCCGACATCGACAGGGATAGGCCTGTCGCCATAGTAGCTCCGCACCTTCTGCAAGGCGCGCAAGCCTTGCGCTGTGCCGCCCATGATCTTGAACTCCTCAAAATCATCCTGCCCCCACACGCCTTTGTTGACCAGGCTCTGCGCCCAGGTAGTCATCGACTTGATGGTGGCATCGGCATTCGGGCCTAGCTTCTCGTACTCTTCTTTGTGCGAGATAGCAGCTTGCTCATTCTCTGCGCCGGCCATCTCAATAAACTTGCCAGCCAGCTCGTTGAACGCTGCCTGGCTGACGCCATTGCGCGAGGCCCAGTCACGGTACGTCGCATACAGCTCATCGTCCTCTGGAATGCCAGCCTGTGTAAAGATAGACTGATCATACTCATCCGGCACCTTATGCTGGCCTTGCGAGAAAGCCTTCTGAAGCTCGTTGTAGCTCTTGACCAGGTTCTCAAGATCCGGCCCATCACTCTCATCCCAGAACTTGTCGGGATACCACTCCGGCCTTTCAAAGGTGATCTCGTCATCCTCTGTCGCCAGTGTGACATCGTCAAGCGATGGCTCGGTGTCTGGTTGCAGGTGTGAAATAGACTGCTCTTCGGCTTGCTGCTGGTTGTCGTCGCTCTGTGGTTGAGCATCGGCCAGCAGCCCCTCAGTTTCGTCGTTCATAGTTCTCTTGCCCTTTGCATACGCCGCTCGATTTCGCGAACCAGACTGTTCTGGCCCTCACGAGCAAAACCGTGGCTGGCATCCTCACCGGGATACCAGGTCGGCTGCTCTATCGTCAGTGATCGCAGATGGGTGAGCAGCTTCTGCCCATCATCACTGCCGAACACGCGCAGGTACAGGCGATCTACATCGTCCTTGTCTACCTGCTGTTTTCTTGCAATCTCAGGATCTGCGAGTTGCAGACCTTCCCATCCATCAGGTGTCATGTCTTACATTCCTTCCGGCGGCGCTTCTGCCGGCCCCTGCTGGGCCTCTGCCTGCGCCTGGGCCTGCATCATAGCTGCGGCCTGTTCCATCATTTGCTGGCGCTCCTGCGGCGTTGTACGCAGGTCTGCGGGGATGCCCATCTTGTCGGCCACATAGTCAGGGATGTTGCCGGTCTTGACCGACATCTGACCTTCGGGGCCGAGCGCCGAGGACATCTCGACCCACTGCATGATCTTCTGGATGTCGCCCATACTCTGCGCCTGGGCAATCGGGCTGATCGGCACAACCTTGACCTCAAGGCCGTTGACCTTCAGCGGCATCTCAATCAGGCCGCGATCATCCATAACGTACAGGATGCGCGAGATCAGCGGCACCATCGTCTCAGTGATGAGACGGCCAAAGGCGCTGCCCAGATTCGATGACAGCTCACGCATCCTTTCCGAGATCTCGGTGGCAGACCTGGCCGACATATTGTCAGGCGGCAGGGTGTCGTCCAGCAGGATCTTCTTGATGTTGACGCGCAGGTCGTTGATCACGATCTGGCTGACGTTGAAGTCGCCAGAGCGCGGCATCTGCCGCAAGCTCTCGCCCTGTGGACCACCGTTGCGCGCCACAGGAATGATGGCACCCGGCGCGATGCGGATGGTCTGCGGGTTCAGCACACCATCGTCTGCCGCCGTGTAGACGCCGGCGATAGACAGACTGGCGTTCTTCAGGAGCAGCTCCAGCGTTTTGTTCAATGTCTTGATGTCGGGGATAGCCGTGACCAGGGGGCCGCGCCCATAGACCTCGCCGGCCACCTTCATGTAGCGCGCCACAATCCACGGCGATGTCTTCATGCGCCGCATCAGGAGCTGGCTTTTGCCGGCAGGCCAGATGACATGATAGCAGTAATCACCGCGCTGGATGTCATACAGCGTGGCTTCCAGCAGCTCGACCTCCTCGGTCGGCTTCTCTTCGATCATGCGCTGTAAGCGATCGGGCAGCTCGGCATCCGACCAGTGCTGTGTGATCGCCTCGCCCTTCATACGCATGCGGCGGTAGACATTGTCCACCTTGCCATATGCGCCCTCTTCGATGGCGACCAGGTACTGCGGCACGGCGGTGAACCTGATCGGCGTCATGTCATCGCCGTCCTGCACCAGCATGACGGCAGTACCGACTGCCAGATCCAGCAGAAACTCGCCCATCGCCAAGTCAAAGTTGGACTGGCGCAGAACCGAAAACATCTTCTCAGCGTAGATGTCGAGCGCAGCCTGCGCCTCAATGCGGCGATCCTCTGGGATCTCAGCGCCCGGCTCCAGCCGGCACCAGTTGGCATAAGGCGGGAACAAGCCCGACTGGATGCGGTTGGCAAATCGCTGCACGGCATTGATGGCGGTGCTGTCGAACACGCGCACCATCTTGTTCTGGCCTGGCGAACCGCCGCCCTCATAGTAGCCATCATACAGGTTACGCTGTGGCAGACCGAACTCATAGCAGTCCTCGTAGATCTGCCGCCAGTGATCCTTGCGACGCTGCGCGGCCTCGTGCCGCTTCAGTATTTGCTCGACACTATGCACTGGCTTCGTTCCTTTTGCTGATGTTCTTGGACTTTCTGCGCGCATCGGCCTTGGAGCTAGCGCCCCAAGCGCGAAGCGACAAGGTCAGGCGCGTAGGCTTGCCGTCCTTGTATTCCGGGCCAGGCATGTTGCCCATGCGCGCCAGGAAGCTAGCGCGGCGCGGGTTGTCGCCCTTCTTCACCGGCCTCTTCAGGTTCATGCCTTGCGCCTTGGCAGACGCCCTGCCCTTGGCGTTCAATCCTCCAGATGGATTCTGGCCGGCCTTGCGCTGCCAGGCGGGTGTCTTAGCCATCCTTCTTCCCCTTCAGCAGATCCGCGTCTGCCTTGCGCGCACCGCCTTTGCCACTGACAAAGGACTTTACGCGACCCATCGCCCACTGGTGGGCTGAGACCTTGGGTCTACTACCAGCGGAATAGTATGCACCCAACCCCCTACGATAGACCTTGTTGAGCTTGTCCTTGCTGAACCGGCTGGCACCGGGGATGTTTGAAAAACTAGCCACGGCTGCGCTCCTCGCTGATCTTGTCCATCATTGCCGGCGTCAACAGGCCGCGCTTGTACAAGCGCCTGGTGCGCTTGATCTCAGCGCGGCGCTTGTCCTTGTTCTTAGCGCCGGCAATGTACTTGGCCGGGATGCCGGACTTCTTGTCCTTCGGCACCTTGGCAAACTTACGCGCCATATGTCTTCTTCTTCGCCATCTTGCTCTTCATGCTGGCGTTGGTCATGCGACCACCAGTCTGGCGCGCGTACTCTTTCGCCGCCTTCATGCCGGCCTTGCTGTACGCAAAGTGGCGGGTCTTGCCGTCCTTGGAAACTACCTTTGGCATCATCCTACTCCCAGTGTGTCAGCCGTGAACCTGTCGCCACTCAGAAGGGTGCGAGACCCCAGCCTACGCAAACCGGCCAGGCGACGCCGCCGGTTCTCTTCTTCGATCTGCTGCGCCAGCTTGGAGCGGCGCACGACAGGTGGGCCTGCCGGCTCATCCGCTGGCGGTGCTGCCGGCGGTGTTGTGCCAGGCGTTGTACCAGCGGCCTGGGCTGGACGCTCGTCATCGCCGCCACCTTGATTGCCGGTGCTTCTGTCCCTGCCAAAATACTTGCCATCCTTCATAACGCCGATGGCAATCCTACCGCTGGGGTCATAGACAGGTGTGCCGCCTTGCTCCAACAGTTTGACCATCTGAGCGCGCATAGCAGCGCCAATGCCCGACAAAATACTTGGCATGCCGCGTAAAGGATTCGCCTCATCCCGCGCCCTGATGTTTGCAATAGCTGCCGCTGCCGAACTGTCGTTCTGCTGGTTAGCGGTTCTGGTGCCGTCATCCCTGGTACGGCTGCGCTCTGCTGCACGCTCACGAGGCGACCTGGTGTTTGGCGTATCGGTAACGCGCTGGCGAGGTGTGGAGCTGCGGTTGTAGCCGCCGCGCCCACGCTCAAATGACATACCGTAATGACCTGGCATACTACCCTCCCAGCGTTTCCTGGATGCCCATCTCGGCGTTCTCTCGCTCTTGCGACAGCAACGAGCGGCGACCGCCAATCATGCGCGCACGGCGACGCGCTGCAATCTCCTGCATCTTGCGGCGCTCCTGCTCATCAAGGCGTGCCTCTTGCTTCTGCTGCGCCTCGACCACCTCTGGATCTGGTGGCGGCGGTGTTGGTACGCGAACCAAGCTGCCCATCAGTAATACCTCGCAAACATCATGTAGTCGGCACCGTCAGCACCATACTGCCGCAGGACGCCCTCACGGTTGAACTTTAACGCATCGGCCCACCGCATTGCAACCACATGCGTTACATCAACAGTGATCTGCAACCGCTTCAGTTTAGCTTCGGTTGCAATGTGGTTGATATACCGCAATGCACCCCGCGTCATTGCAACCGGATGGGTTTCAATGTGGTTGGTTGTCAGCATCCACATCTCGGCGACGCCCTGCCACAGCTCGACATAACCAAAACAGCAGGCGATCTCGCCGCCCACCATCGCGGTCTTGGCGTTGCCGGTCTCCTGGTACTGGCGCAGCATGTCGCGAAAGTTAGGCACAGATCTGAAATATCGCGCGTCATGCTCCCGCAGATCCATCGTGTAGGCGTGGCCCCAGTGGAACGGCACCAGGGTGACGCCGGCATGCTTCACATACATCAGAACACGCTGAAGTCTGTGTTGGCCTTGAGCTGCTTGAACTGATTGCTGAACTGGCTGTTGCGCGTGATCGCCCTCACCTCGCCGGCACCCAGCATCAAATAGCCAAACGCATCGCCAACGTGGCTGTGTTCATTCTTATTCGGCGCGTCGCGGAACCGCTCGTAGCCGGCCCCGACAGCAATTCGCTTGAAGTGATAGCCGCCG